TCACCATTCGCGCCTAGGAACAGCAAGGTTCCTGGAACTTGGGTCCAATTCCATTGTTCGTTATAAACATAACCATTTTGGGTGTAAATGCCGACTTCGCCATCATAGAAGTCTTCTTGGATCATACCGATTGCTTGTTTAGTAACATCTGTGTAATCAGCAAGTCGAACATACCCATCGTCAGCGTCACGAGTTACAAGCGAATAAGCTGGCATCGGTTCTGCTGCAGCAATCGTCATGTTAACTGCGTCGAGGGACACGTTAACGGACTTGGCTGTCTGGGTAGTGAAGATGGATGTGGTGGTAAAGAACTCACCTGCGTCACGACGATAGAAGCGCTTAACAGGCTTTCCTTCGTTGTCGAATAGGATGAATCCGGCATCTACTGAGGCAGTGATGTTGATTTGTGTACCGTAGCCAATTGGTTCGATAATCGAACCTTGTTTGTATTTTGCAACAAACACACGAAGCTTTTCAGTCCAGATTGTTCCGTTCCAGACCTTCATACACATGACAGTTGGAGTGGTGTCGTACCAATGCATGTCGATAACAGGAGAGGTTGGAGATTTAAGACCGAATGTTGGAGCAAACTTACACGACGCGAATGTACGGGCGCCAGTTAGAAGATCGATGTCGACGTATAGCCAATAGTCTGTACCAGATATAAATCCGGTCCAGGCGCCAGGCGTGGTCTTGCCTTCTTCTATAATGTAGTTTGATTCACGGTGTGCTATCGTGATGATAGTTGGGTCTGGTGATACTACAAGATCGATGGACGACCCGCCGTTACTCTTTTGAAGGAACTTGGCATTGCCGACTTGGTCCTTCTGGTAACGTAGAATCCCCTGACGAAATGGTATTTTCATCAAATGTGCCTATGGATGGTTATGATATGAGATATGTGAAGGGCTCTCACTGAGAGCCCAAACGTTGAATAACTGTGTCTAGATTTTCATCGTATGTGTCTTGGTCGAAGAACGGCGAGTCGTATGAACCAATAGTCTGACCGCCATACGGATCATTTCTATTTAGCCCCTCTTGAACGATGGCTTTGATGTTGTCAACCAACACAACACTAACACCAGGAACACCTGGTTCAACTACGAATACAGTGGTGCCATCCGGCTGAAGGGTTGCTTTGAGTGAACCAAAGATCAACTTATCAGCGACATTCGCATGAGCAGCGTTAGCTCCTGAACCTTCGTTGAAGTTGTAATTTGGTTCAGCTACAAATCCATTAGGACGTATGGTTGCTGTCGGGATACCACTACTTACACCAATCAGAGAGAATGTTGCGTATGTGTATTCGGAGTCGAACCCAGAATATTGACCAGAAACAACCATCGCGTCAATTTCTGATTGACGTCTCTTCACGGGAAGCGGCCATGCACCTAGCTTTGTGGAATTCCACCAAACTGGGGCATGGGCAGGAGTACCGACGCCAGCTGATGTAAATCCGATAAATTGGTTGGTGTATACAGCTACTTTATCGACTGTCCACATACCATCGTTGACTTTCGATGGCGAGCCACCAACTTGGATCTGACTACCTTTGATGTGACCTGAGAAATTGCCTTCGACTACAAAGCCAGTGTAGGTTCCTGTAGGTCCAGAGTATCCAATCGCAACATCGGTGATTACTGATGGAACAAAGCCTGTAAAGATTTCCATTGGCGAAGCAAGGACTTCTTTAGTTTTGTTCGATTGAACAGTGTCAGAGAGATGTTGGCGAACTTCCATAAACGGAACAGGATATCCGATACCAACATATTGTCGACCACTACCCGCGTCCACGAACGTCAAGAACGGTAGGCCGTTCATAGCGGTAGCATCAACGGTCAACGTATCACGTTTGAGAATTGCCAGCGAGAAAGCATTTCCCGATTTATTGACTACTTGATATGGTCTGTGACGCTCAAGTTTGTGAGGGTTTAGGGTAATTGGGTCTGTATAGCTTGGTAGATCGTCTGTTCCTCGCAGATACACTACCGCACCGGTATTCCACGGGCAAGCAATGTCAGTAACTGCGGTATCGGATGTAGTTTGAGCAATCAATGCACCACTACTCATGCGCAATCTAAACGTCTGAGTGTTTATCAAATCGTCGCGAATGAGCTTGGTTCCGCCATCAGTGTGCTTCCACGTCATAAACTGACCGAGCTTTACATCTTTACGAGCATGCATAAGATCCCAGCCGTTTGCAGCGAAATCACTAAGATCGATTGTCCACTTAGTATTTCCTGAATCACTTTCACTAGGCGAAGAAGATGAAGATAACTCTTCACGCTCGAGTTTATAGCGATTACGACTCGTCTGAATGACGGTAGTACGATATCTCACAGGATCTTGAGAAGATATTCTAGCTAGGTAAGCTGGCAACGAGACGGTTTCACCTGCTGGATCGATAACTGCCGTACGGACAGCATCAAATAGGAAGATTTCAGAACCATGATCAAACGACAGTAGGTCAGAGACACGAGTATAGACTAGGTGTTCCCCTGAAGCACTCGGACACGGTGGATAATCCCAGTTACTCTTCCACGGATCAGGATACGTTGGAGAGACATCAGGAACATCGTAACTGGTGTAGAACTTGGAGATCTCTACCCAACCAGTGGTACCATCAGTTGGACGTGTGTACAGCTTATCAACACCGACACAGAACCAATACTCGCCAATTTGGGCTTCGGTTGGTTCTACGGAGGTGTAATAGAATGGTTGCTCTACCCATTCATTACCGATATGGCGATACAGTCGCTTGATTTGTGGATCAAACCAAAATTGGTTCGACAATACAGTAGTCGTCCAGTAGTTAGCACATTCTGATACAACTTGTCCTGCGCCGGATGACAGAGGCAGCCATAGCACACGGAACGGATTCTGTGGTGAAGTATCATTCTGCTTTGGCTCCAAGTTTCCGTGACCTGCACGGAATAGCCACAACGCGGTCAAGTATGCGTAGAACAGCTGATATGCAGCGAACTTGTCGATTGTTTTGGTAGTGCTGCCATCTACGTAAGAAAAGGTACCAACCGCGATTTCAGAGACGTCCTTAATGTTCCAGAACATATCCCAAGGCGTGGTATCCCATCCGTATCTGCAACCTGGCTGCTGTTCGAAATCGATAAAGATTTCCCAGTCTAGTTCGTCTTTGATGGTTGCGTTAATTGGGTCGTTATAGATGTATTCAACCCACACTTCGAGAATCTTTGTGTGGAATGGTTTTACGTCTAAAACGTAGTCCACGAGACCCTGGACGGGGTCTCGTGTTGTGATAGTTGATGTCATTCGATTACGTTTCCGACCGTTTCCAGGATCTTGATGCCATGTAGGGCAATCCACGAAGTCTTAAACAACCCAGGGTAATCACGTTTGTCAGACAGAGCATCCAATAGGAGCTCGAAGAACACAGTGTTTACAGCTTGCGCTGAGAAATTGACGAACATGTACTGCAAGGCGTTTTTGATATTTACTGGCGTATCAAAAGAGTAGGAATCGAAGAACGCATACTTGTCTACTGGCGCTGTATCGAAATCAACAGATTCGAGCAGACGTTGAACAGATGTCAGACCAGTTTGACGATCCATGAACGCTTGACCATCGCCTAGACCGAAACGAGATGTCTCACCGAATGTGCTATCGTAAACTACGCGTTCTAGTGACGGAACAGGAGTTAGGATACCATTATCAAAGTCGTCTGTCTTGTAACCAATCATTGCTTCAGCTGCGTGATTCCACAAGGCTTCTGGAATCTTGTCAGATTGCTGTTGGCGGAAGATATACCACTCAGTATGTTTATTTTTCAGATCTAGTGGGCTTACGCCAGCGTTCAGGTCGTCGCGTAGGTTGAAGTAACGTGTGAACTGCAGTGTGTAGCGGTTATCCACGTTAATCTTGCTAGCTATATCCTTCACGATCACTTGAGTGTAACGTGGAGGCAGCACGATCGATGATGTCGCACCAGGAACATTGTAGTTCGCTGCGGGCAAGAAGTTCAAGAATAAATGGTACGGAACTTGTGGTTTAGTCAACTGACTAACCAGTTCAGAAACACTCACGTCATGTAGCTGACCCTTCGATGTCTTGTTGCTTACCCAGAAGTAGTACAATGTCGATTCGCTACCTTCGACGGTCAGGTATTTGTAGTCTTGAACATATGTGGTATCATCCAACAGATTCTGTGGAGGTGTCAGAATAAATGTCACGTAGTCTTGAACACGAATACCATACTGTTGTGCTAGAGTGTAAGGTGAGCCTGCAATATCGCCCAAAATCTCGAGATTGTATGTGTTATCAACGAGGTTACCGTTGACGTAAACACTCAATAGCAGACGTTGGTCACGGGACAGTAGTTCCATGAAGTTGGATTGGTGATCAACCCAGCTATCGATTGGGCTCATATCAACTTCATCGTACTCCAGACCACTATTTTGCTTAGTCCACACTTGAAGCGGAGTTCCGCTATTAGTTGGATCAGCAACATACATTTGTGGATTGACAGTGCTTTCGACCCATTCGTATACTTTGGTAGAAGCTTGAGAACCCAGACGACCCCAACGTTCCAGACGATCGTTCATTTCTGGATAGATTGTTGGATCCTCATATGGCACATAGTTAAACGTGGAAGTGTCGACCCAAACCGAACCATCTTTATTTTCTGCCCAATCGCTACCACTTTCATACACAACTGGATCTACACCAGACATGAAGTCAATGTTAGTCATTGGAATGTAGTAGTGGTTACCTGCTACTGGGTTCCAATATTTTGTACGTTGGATAGTTGTCGCTGACTTAGTATCGATCAGTTCGATTGGATCCAGCGATTTCACATCGGGAACGTATCCTGAGATGCGAACACGAGCGGTTGACAGATTTCGCAGAACGATTGCACGACTGTTGATTGACGTGAAGCTTGCTGCACTAGTGGAGTCGATGATATTCCAAGACGTGATCGAACCAGTAATTACTTGCTGTTCAACGATCAGACCTTGTAGTAGACTTGGAAGTACAGCTACGTAGCCGCCACCGAGGTCATCGGACACTGTTGCTAGGTCAGAGATGTTGAACTCGAACGACTTAGCAGTTGCGTTGAAGATCATATTGCGGCCATCAAGGTCTTTACGAGTTGTCGGCAAATCGACCCAACGGGTCTGGTCAGCCAAGGTGATCTGTTTGAAACGCTGATCAGAAGTCCCACCCAGAACGTCAGAAAACTCCAAACGAATGTCGTTATTGAAGCCATCGTCTACATTCAGGCGGATGCGTGGTTTGAAACGAGGACGAGCATCACCAAAGTCAGCAAGTTTATAGGCCCAGAATTCATCGACCTTAGCGTCAACAAAGTGGTCACTGTTAATGAATGAGCGGATCGCGTTACGAGAACCTTTTTGTTGGATCATACCCTTCCAGAACAGGAACTTCGACTTCTGAGGCACGTTCAATTGATCCAGATACGTCGGCTCTTCATATCCCAACAATCCACGTGCGTAGTCGACGTAGTCCGAATTCTCGTTCACATCGTATGTTTTGTAGTAGCTGCGCATGTCGTCGACTGATGCTTCAATGTTACGTAACATGTCATCGCCGTGCATGAAATATCCGCCAATATTTGGACGGAGATTACGGTTTTCGCTGCGTTCAAACTCGACAGAGAAGCGTGGCACTGACATGCCTACAAATGCGTCGTAGATCATTTGATCACCAGTAGTGTAGTCCTCAAACAGAACAACATGCTCGTAGCCGTCAATATACGCCTTGATCCCACCAAGGTGAATCAGGTTGTAGAATGTTGGACGGGCGTTGTCGATCAACACATCATTGACCATTACAGGACGAACTTTGATGTGTGCTTGCTTATCCTTACGGAATACCATCACAGCACCTTTAGCTAGTGGGCGACCGTACTGGTCATACATCAGTACTTCGTTCGAGTTGAACGAATCCCCACCAGTGAATACATCACTTAGGATACCGTTCGGAGTGCTGATCCACAAGTTGTAGCGGAATGGGTTAACTTCAACAACGTCGTCAATAGAAGCAGCTGGGGCGTTAAAAGATCCAACTGATAGGGTACCTTCACCGACAGTTGTGATATTCAGACCAATTTCATCGTATGCGTTTAGTGCAGTTGTTGCCAGGCGGAATTTTGTATTGTCCGTCTCATCAGGAATCGCATAGTATGTGGTGTTCAGCGTCAGGCCTTGTGGAAGAGTTCCGGTTGTGAAAACACAGACGCGATCTGCATACTGATAAGGGAACGAACCATTCACCATTTGGAAATAATCTGGGTCATCATTCACGTTAACGATGGTTACTTCATGAGTAGAACCATATTGGCGAATTGAGGAGTTGTTCAGACCAAGACCTTTATAGATGGTGTCGATCGCACGTTCAGTTTCTGTCTGCCAGGACAGAATGCGGTTAGTGTTCTGATCGATTTCTTTCTCGGAACTATCGTTGAACACAAAACCTTCATCTTTCTTGTATTCGATATAGCCGTCAATGACGTCAATCAGACCTTGGATTCCTTGGACAACAAATGGACTCGCAAGTTCGAGAACTTGTGCTTTATCGACGGTATGGTGTTTCCAAGCGATATCAGTGCGGGCGCCGCCATATGCGTAGAATGTGCTACGAACTTCACCAATGTACTGAACCCCATCACCTGAGGTACGCAGTGGAACGAAGTCTCCTGAGTGAGCTCCGCCAGCTGTGCGTGACAGCGTGAATGTTCCGTCTGCAGCGCTAACTACGGTAACGTAGTATTGGTACACGACGTCCAGCGGGAATGGCAGGTAGCGGCTGGTATCCAAATAAATTAGATCGCCAGTAGCCCAAGGCAGTGCAGCGCCTTGGATTTGCATGATTCCCGCTGCTTCATCAGCAACTACAAATGTGAAACGACGAGTGCCGTAGTAGTTCACGACACGGCTTTGTCCTGCTGGTAGAGAGACGGTGAACGTCCAATCTTTACCATCGCCTTGTGGAATACGTACACCGTTGCGTACAGTAGCTGCACCGTAGTTAGCGACTGTTACATTCAAGCTATCCATCCATTTAGATTCGTAACCAGGAGACTTCTTAGAGAAGATGGTGTAATCTTCTTTAATGAGGTCAGTGCCGGTAGTTCTTACAGACAGCGATTTGGTGTTTACGAAGCCACCGAACTGATAAGCCAACTTCGCTTCCCAACCGGTCCACAATTCGCGGAGGTTACTAACTTTGAAGTCGATACCTGTCTGACGGTTGTAGTAAGAGTACCATTGGTTGATGCCGTTCGCCTGATAAGTCGCACCATCGATGACATCGCCATGGAAAATAGTATCGGAGTGTGTGAATACCTTCAGTGTTTCACTGTTGATATTCAGTCCGCCGACTTCCAGGTATTTTAGGCCCCAAGTGTGGTGCATAAAGCGCATTGGCTGCATCAGGAATGCAATTTTTAATTGGTCAATCGGATATTGGGCAGATTTCAGCCACTCTTGTTCAATTGCAGCGACATCGCCAAATTGGTACGATGCTTTGAAGTTGACGAGCTCAGAACCAGCAATAGTTTTAACCAGCGGACGGCAAAGTGAAGTGTCGTTAATTATAGTAGCCAGTGTAGTCGTCAACAAACGACTGTCGAACACAGGGAACAGATCATCTAGACCGTAAAGAGTTGTTTGACCACTCTTGATTACAGTGTCTGTTGTGTTGACAGGAACAAAGTTGTAGACGCGAGCCATGCGCTTGAACGGTACGCCATTGATTAACAGGATCGTAGCCGGCAGAGGAGCGTCATAAGCAGCAGGGACATCGTTCAGAACAATAATCTTGTTCCACATTGTCTGCTTCCAACGGCGAGTACCGGTAGTATCAGCATATTCAGTATCCCACCAGATCGGCTTACTAGTGAATCCTTGTAGGCACCATGGTTCTAGATGTGGATACATTGTGCCGTAGATTTCACGGTATTCGCCCTGCCAAGTGCCTTTCCAGTTTAGTGGACGGTTATCAACATAAGGGTTCCAGGTGTTATCGACATAGTTCACGCCGCTGACATTCCAAGTGAATGGGTCAGTTTGTAGGTATACACTTGCGTACGGATAAGCAATCTGGCGACTAACCACGAATTCTTTGAACATGCGCTCTTGCAACTGAGCGTATAAGACTTTGTCTTCTGTGGAGATCACGTAATCAGACACAGGAAAGAGTAGTTCAGTGATATTGTGTTCAGTAGCAGCTTCAAACAGACGGCTTTCGATCTCAACTAGCAAGCTATTCAACACAGCCGTTAAGTCAACGTCTTTCCAAGCAGCAGAAACGTCGCCTGGAGCAGAACCAGCTAATGGAACCCACGGAACTAGGACATCATCAACTTTGACCATTAGTTGAAGGTCAGAGCTACGTAACCACAATGAACCAATAGGCGAATCCATAGACGGTGAGATTGGTGTAATCGACACAACTTCGAAGCGTTTAAAGGTGCTGCCGTTCAACCAGAAATCCGCAGCGTTCAGTTTTTCAACTGGGATAGCAGAGAAATCGCTGTATGTTACGTCTTGATCAGCTGAAAGTTGTGGAGTCCAACCTCTGTAACGGAATTTCGTGGTAGTCAACGGAACTTTTGTACGGACAACACGCTTTGCAATCGAAACGAGTGCGCCCTGCGTGATGCGATTGTACGAGTAGTGACCGTCGTGGTGACGAATTTCAGAGATATCGAGTTTATCGTCGACAATCAACTGTGGATTGTATAGTGGAGACAGAGCAAGCATTGGTGCAGTAGCAGGCCAGCTTTCAACGCCTTTTTTATTGATAAACGCTGTAGTATCACCGAAAAGACGATCATTGTTATCATTTAGTTCGTATGTCTGAATCGCATCCGCAGTCATAGCGGCAGTCAAATTACCGATATATTGAACTGAGGTGTTGATTAGAGCATCGTATGCGTGACTCAGTACAAATTCTTCTTGGGCGTTGATTGCACTTTCATATGAAGTTGCAGCAAAGTTCAAGATGTCGGTTGGAGTAGCGTTAGTTGCGAACAACGCTGAAGCCAAGAGATCCCAAGAATCGTTATGTTCATGAATAGTGCCACCGACGGAGTAGTCCACCTTTTCTAGGAGACGGAATCCGTACTGTGGATTCGGCAGGAACCCTTCTAAAGTCTCTTGGTTCTTCAGAATTGTCTTAATGTGTTCTAGAAGCTGAACAGAAGTCACTTCAATGCGGTTTTCGTGGCTACTGTTGAAGTACAGTTGACTCGGCACTTCCCAGTCACCAGCGCCATATGGAACTTCGGCTACTTTCTTAGTCGTGCCAACGAAGTATTCATCGCCATTAGCGTACTTTTGGGCGTTGACATAACGTGGAACGTAGCGTACTGATTCACTTGATCTCCAAATTGTGAACAGAGCGCCCGGGTTAGTGTCAACTTCGTCAAAATCTTTGTAACAGAATAGTGGGCCGTTATCGTAATCTAGCAGAAGTTGCTTGAAGTGATACACTTTATTGGAACTAGTGCGTTTGATACGCAGACCAACTTTCGGTTCAACTGCTGCGGTATGGTCAATTACAAAGGTGAATAGTTCATTGGCACGGTATGCGGTCTCGCCAGTTGGATAGTAGATATCGAACAGCGGGAACTTCGTCACACCTTGGTTTTTGTGTTGTTGGTGATAGCGATAGCGAATTGGGCAGATGGCAGATGTTGGGCGGCCAGCAGCTTTGTAAGCCTGATCGTTTATGAAATCAGTGGTACGTACGTTCCAGAGATTTCTTTGTTTGTCTGATTCAGCAGATGGATCGATACCAACTTCAAATTGCTTCTGTTGTGATACTTCACTATCGAGGAACACACCATTTACGTAGGCATTGTCGGTGATATTCAGCAATTCGATATAGTTACCAACCTGTTCACGATCATCTGTGTAAACACGAGTGTTTTGCTGACCAGCAACCGTCTTAGCTGTCAATGCTGTTGGGAACAATGCGACGTTGAACGGACGGGTGCCTGCTGGCATCATCGCAACATCACCTGGCGTAGGAGAATCAGCGAGGGTTGTAGATAATGTAACGGTAACTGTCTCTCCGGTGATTACAACAGAAGCGACGGTATATGTGTTCTTGGAAACAGGAGTGTGAATGGTCAGAACTTGTCCAGCAGCAACAGCGAATGCTTTATCAACAGTCACAGTGTTTGCTGTAGTGCTAAGAATTCTGGTACCAATGTAGGTCGCAAGCTTGTATGCTGGATCCTGGCTGTCGATTGACATCAGTTTGGCGTCAGAGTTCTCCAGTTGATGATTTACTGGAACTGTTTCAGACGGACCTACGTAAATCCACTTGTCTAGGAAGTCAGCAGCTTGTGTGTCATCGTATGTAGGCTCAAACGAAACTGCAGCAAATTCTTCTTGTGCTGGGTTGGAGCGGTACATCCAGTTGTGAGCTGTGTAGCTCCACTCGTTTATCTCGAGGTTTGGAAGATATTCGAGAATTGGCATGGACGCACGGGTCGATTTTGCAATCGCACCTGCAGGAAGATCCAGTTTGTGGATCCACTTGTTCTCGATCTGCCAGTCATTCTGAGGCTTAGTATCACCAGTAGCATCCCACTTGTAGATAAATTCTGGTTTAGCCTGATCCATCCACGACCACAGTGGGCGCGCATCAGTGACGTTGATAATCCACTGTTGGATGTTATCACCAACCGGAGTGATATACTCTGGATGCTTTGCAGCGATCATGCGGAAGACGTCTGGGGAAACCATACGAATGTATGCAAGAAGCATTGCATCGTCGATAAACTTGCCGTCTGTTGTGGAGCGGTCACTATCGTCCCAAGCAGCAGAGTCCCAACCAGCGGATCCTTCGCATACAGCATTTTTGGTTTGGGTCAGTTCACGTTTAATAGTGTCGAATGTAACTTGACCGCCACCGTAAAGTGCAGATGGAAGGGCTGGCGAAGGGGTAATAATAGTGAAGTTGCCTTTGAAAACGGCAGAAACCACTTCATACACGCCGTCGACGCCTTGGCTGCCGACGATATCAAATTGAGTACCAGCTTGGAATGATTTAGCGAGGTTACCCAGCAGAGAAATCGTGTTGTCTGAAACAGAAGCATTAAAAATGGACGTAGCTTCGCCCACGCCAGCGATCTCACGTTGTTTCTGAGATAGGCGAGCAGTGTAAGCAGAGCATTTATTTTTGATTATTACGTACTGAGGGACAATGTATTTGTCCGTCTCATCGAACCAGTAGTAATCAGTGAAATTTGTTAGTTTGTCGAGATCGACAGGAGGAGCGAAGTTAAAGCGCTCAGTATCACCCCAAGATGGTAGACGATCGACGTCAACACCAAGGCGAATAAGTTGGTTATAGAGGTCTTTGCTGGATTTTGCGTGATCAACAGTAGCAACCTTACTGTGCATCAGTGGTTGTAGTTGATAGCCCTGACGGTGCACGTCAGCTTCGATGATGCGGCGATCTACACGAGCAGCAGGATCTGCGTCTCCGATTACGCCAGAAATCTCAACCGTTTCATCTTTTGTAAGCATGCGGTTGAAAGTGTTCTCGATGAGACTTACATTGGTCTCACTCTTGAACGATTCGTTGGTCACGTCCAGGAGGTTTGTTCGAGTTTTGTTATAATCTGAGTTATTAACTGCCATTTCGAGCCGTAATCTGTGCTATATTGTTTTCTATTTATAGCGGCGATCACAGCACGATTTTTAAGCCGGTTTTCTGCCAACCTGTGTCGAGGACGTTCTTCGTTTTGGTTTCTGAATTCCTGGATCTGCATATGTAATACGAGTTGCGACTTCAGTGAGCACTTGATTTGTGTATACGCCGTCCTTAATAGTAGCAGGATCACGTAGAGAGCTACCAATTACCATATTGATCTCAAGTTGCTGCATTGCTGTGTATGAAATCGGCAGTGATGCGTAGCCTGGTGATACAGCCATGATTTGTAGCATCGATTGATAGCCACGACCACCTGGAATGATTCCAGTCGGGTCACTAAATGACGCAGTTGCACCAGTTTGCATCTGAAGCTGAGCGGTAGTTTGTGATGATTTAATGAGATCGGGTGCTGTCATCTGTTGTCGGTACGCAACATCATGAGATACATTGAGTACCTGAACGTTGGATGCTAGACGTGGATCCGTAGGAATCAGGAAATTTGTTGTCCCAGATGCGTATTCTGTCTTTATACCGTTGACGATCATCTGAGAGGATGGTGGTTGTTGATACAAAACAGATGTAGCAGCAATCAAATTTGCATTAAGTGTGCGAACATACGAATGAACACCAAGTACGGGCTGATATGTCGCACGCAACCCTACTTCCAGGCCCATTTGGTGGATCTGGTAACTGGCTGTGATTGAAATAGGATTAACGAGTGTCTTGGCTGAAGCTGTAGACACAGCAATTTGGAACCCACGAGTCGACGAATGAACGTCAATCGGGTTCGATTTCGGCAATTTTGTAGCTACTGCTGAGTATGCGCTTGGGATATTCGTGTAGGACCGATACGTGCTGAGATCTCTACCATTGACCTTAGTTGCAGTCTGCGCTGAGACCCCGTACGAACGTGCCGGTGATACCGAACGCTCAGGATATGCTACTGAAACCCCAGAAAGCATTGTGAATGCTTTATATTGATGTGCAGCAATAACCGAGCGAGGGTCAATGTACGTTTTCGTGCTTGCATGCAGAATACTCGCCATTTTCCAGCGTTCTGGATTTCGGCTTGGTAGTTCTGTTTGTCCGATGGCTTGGTGTGCAACTGCGTTAGCATATACATCGCCGCGGTAAAGATCGATTGTTAGTGCTAATTGTGTAGTCTTGTTTGACTCTGTGCGGACAATAGGTCCTTCTACCAGCAACAGAGTGGCTGATTCTACTTTGTTAACATATGTTGGGGTAAGATCTTCAACAAGAGCAGATTCATACACGTACGTAGCAGTAGCGGAGTCAATTGGCAACGCCCCTTGAACGAGAATCAGAGCTGATTCGAAGGCGTGGCCTATGCCAACATATCCTGCTTGCTCTTGAATTAGCGCTGATTCACGGACTCCTGTAATGGAGGCGGCGAGTAGTTCCGCCGCTGGCTCGGTAACGACAAGTACTTTTTGTTGTACCTTGGACACATACGCTGGCGCGTTATTTTCCTGTCGGAGAACGTGTTGGTATGTTTTCGTTACACGAGTAGTCATATTAGGATGGAACTACTACTGTTACACCGAATGTGGTTGCGTCTAGATCAGTCTTGGTGAAAGGCTGTCCAGTTTTAGGGTTGATCTCATAAACGTACTGTTCAGTTTTCATCAATGTGGTCGAAATCGGGAGCACGTTCGAGTTACCGACATAGTTTGTACCAGTGACATTGAGTACTGGTGCAATGTTGTTGCCTGATGGGTCAGTTTTGTAGCCTACAGTAGTAACAGCGGTGCCGAGAATCGCTTCGTTAGTGAAGTTAAACGCGGTCGCAGAGTACAAGTCTGTATCACCAGCTTTTGTGCCGGTCAATGACGGGTTAACTACTGGTGGAAGTTGAGATGCTACACTCGAGTTGGAGTTGGAAGTATCTGGACGCACGAATTGTACCCCAGCATCTGCTGCTGGCACGCGAGAAACGACTTTAACCTTGCCTAGACGATTGTTGTTGCGGGATCCCAGGCCGTCCAACAGATAGACGTCGGTTACACCCATAAACCCATAGTTTGTGACACCGTTACCGAAACTTGCAGCTTGTGCAAGGCATCCAGTTTTGATGTATTGTGTTCCGACATATGGTGCTGGGTTAGCAAATGTCGCGGTACCCGCAAACATGTTGTTAATCCAAATTGAGATCTTACCGGCAGCGGTATATTGGACCTCAACTGTATTCGGCGATAGGACGTCAAGCGTAGGAGTCGTTGCAACAGACGATGAGGCGCCACATACAAAGTTCGAAGTGCCGATGTACCCATCGGCAGTATCCACAAATGTATTAGCTGGGAACGCCGTTGACAATACTGAGGTGATGCCATCACTGCCAGTTAGCTGACGAACGTATAATTTCGAGTTCTCATAAACGATACCAAAAGTAGTGGCTACTGTTGTAAAATTGCTGTCAGTTGCAAATGCCGCGAGCAGTAGTCCAGATCCGACAGGAAACGATGCGAGGCCGCTACCATATGCGACTTTCATCTTGAATCCAGCTGTAATGTGTGTACACGTAGATACAGGTTTCAATGCATTTAGCATGAAACCGTATCCATACGACGTCGATAACGAGCTATACGGAGCATCCAGTCGAGTTTGAGCGTATCCCATGATGGCGGTACCACCAAGGTTATTACCAGGAGCGATTGTTCCTGGAATACGCCAAATGCGGTCTGTGTCGCCATAGATTCGCACAAATATGTTTTTAGTAGGATCCATGAAGCATGCAGTAGGATCCGCAGCAACAGAAGTCATGTTGCTGACGTTAGTACCAGCCACCATAAATTTCGCCACAGATGTTGGCAATGTCACTGGGAGGTATTGATCCATCCCGTCGAAGTAAATGAGGCTCATTATTTTACCTTCATGCCGAAGTTAACGGCTGATGCAGTTGCAGGAGTCCAAGCAGCACCATTTACGTCACCTTCAAAGATAGTCTGTAGGTACGTGTACTGAGTAGAGAGGTTGATTGGAGCACCTTCTGTCATGGTGTTGCCGTTCGACAACACCATGCTAATAGCGTGTTGGTCAATGTCTGTCTTCGCTGTTAGTGCAGATACTGCAACAGCGATAACTTCAGCTGTAACAGTCGTAGAACTCGCGTATAAGTCATATGCACCAATTACGTTGGATTCGACATACTCATTCTGAAGTGCAGGAATCTGAGATACGATCTTCCAGCTTTCTTTGGATGATGGTGTAGGAGCCCATTCACTGTGAGTTGTAGAAGTTGGCAGACGAGTTGCAACTTGAATTGGGCCGAGACGGGCAGTTTTAGAGTTTGGACCCGCTGATGTGTTGTCGAGAATGTATATGTCATCGATGTTTACAGCAGCGTTGTCGCCGACAGCAGTCCAGCCCCACGAAACGTCGATAACAGACGGAACGTCGTTAGTAAATGTGCTCGAGAACTGTGGATAGCCGTTGAGGTAGACGTTAACGGTTTTTGCTACACTGTCTACTTCAAACTCCCAGTAATACCAAGTATTCAGGATTGGAATAGTAGGACCGACAACGCCGTTGATTACTGGAAGTCCGTTAGATGGCCAAGTCACTTCGAATACGTTCGCGAGCTGCATGATCGATTGACGACCTTGTGCATTCATTGCAAACCCAATTACGAAATTTGTACCTGTAACAGGAACTTGTTTGGCTACGCGGGCAAATCCCGTTAGAGAACGGCCGATCGAAAAAGCACGAGAGCTGGTAGTTGTACCTGCGCCTACAGTAACTAATGAGGAGCCTGCGGCGGTTTGAGTGATCGTGTAGCCGATGTTTGGAGCCGAGACGCCATACAACGCGCCACCGATTGTGTTGTAGCTGTCAGCGCCATCGAGAAAGAGAAGTGCCAAGTTATATGGTCTCACGGATTAAAAAGGTTAGATAGACACCAATATCCGCTAGGGTGGTAACGGTGTTGGGTGCTATGATGGTAAGAATACTGTTTTTATTTATAGTCGTTTCTTCGATGAATGACACAACGCCATTTGCGATGCCACTCTTGAAGGTAATTGAGCCAATTGATTGGCCGTCTAGCTGCATATCTAGTGTAGCATCGGCTTTTACTGATGCATAAGCTAGGCTTTGGCCAGGTGACGACAGTGAGAGGTCAAACGGCATGACTCCTACGTAGAGCAGCTCGCTGGCCTCCATTGTGGAGATAACAGACAATGACACATCGTATGATGGGACGAATGACTCTAAGGTTGCGACTCTATCACTAAGAGCTGTCGTAGTCGCTGTCACAGCAGCCATTTGTGCTTCAAGTGCGGTGTACTCTTCGGCGAGTGCGTCGTACCCTCCAAGTTGGGAACCTAGGTTCTTCCAACTGAGATTTGTAATGTCTCCAAACAACGCGTAATAATTAGTGTCTGCAATCACATAAACGATCATACCTATTTTTCGACGATCGTTGGTGATTGCATCGCGTTCTAGTAAAGTTGCGACTTCACGTAGGCCCCCACGACCCAGTTCTGAGTCGTGTGTAGCGTATGTGTCTGATGTATCTGTAGGAGCAATAAAACCAGTTACTGCTACGCTACCAAGGTATTTTCCCATCTCATGAACCTACGATTGTAATGCTGCTACCCAGCTTGTTATATGTACGATGACATTTATACGTCTGCACCAAGCCGAACTGGTTAGTCACTTGAATGAGCACGGGATCGTTTAGTGCGATGTTTAGTCCTGTTGCTTGATCTGTGAATCTAGTCAGGGTTGGGAACGTGCTTGGATAGCAGAGCCACTTGTAGCCTCCAGCAGGCATTAAGTATGATCCAGCTGGTGTTGAAGGTAGTGAGGAGTTCACTAAAGCAGCAACATCTGCACCAATCATCGAATCCAATTGGTTATTACCGTAGTAGACCTTCCAACGCCATGCAAGTGCATAGCTTTTGGATAGTGGACCGCCTTGTGTGTCGACCGCTGAAATTGTCCAGCTACGTTGTGATGCAACAGCACTCACAAGATCCCCACCAATCATAACAGAAGCTGTGCCTACATCTTGAAGACCACCAGCTAAAACAGCAGATGTTGAGTCGTCAACGATTTGAATCGATCGCGGACGGATATTATCAGGATTCACAGTTGTCCAATTGAATACTCGCATTCCTCCTGAAATAACTGAACCCACTTCTACGACTGAATTCATCCCGCTAATACTAAAGGCTGAGAATTTTGGGACTCCAAACGGATACAGAATCTTGTCAAGTGCGTCTTGAACAGTTCCATTGAATGTCGTTCCAATAGTAGCTCCACCAACGGCAACTGTCATGGACATCGTGCGGACATAGTCAGCAGATATGTCGACAGGAGTTGTAGCTAACGCTTCCAATACAGCTACGCGCTGGTTGAGATCCTCTTCACCAGCTGATAGGTCAGCAGTCCACTCTTCAAGGAGTTTGCGTGGACCGCCAAGAGCTGTAACAGGTAATTTACTCGCATCTTTGAGCAGTGCGTTGATCATATTGATCGGCAATTGGTCGAAGTCTGGAGAAATCATTTGCTCGCCAGTTACTTTATCGATGATGATAGGTGCTACGTTTGCGTAGTCAACTGATAGTTTATCGACGTAACGGTTTGCGAGTTTGATGTTAAGATATATGCTTTGCGGTGATACGATTTCGCCAATGCGCTGCAAGAACCCCGATTGGGCTGGGTTGACAGTGATATTACCTTTGAGACCTAAGAACAGTGGAGTTCCGGGTGCATCTGTGAAATTCCACTGTTCGTTTACAACGTACCCTTGTTGAGTAATGATTCCTTGCTCATCAGCCCAGAAGTCTTCTTGAACGAGACCAATAGCATAGAGACCTTTAGATGAGCAGTCAGCCAGCTTGATCCCCGTGATATCCAGCGATTGCGGATCACGACTCACCATCGTAAACGCTGGGATAGGCTCAGTCGCACGAACTTGTACACATAGTGCGTCAAGCGTCATATTGATCGCTTTCGCTGTTACTGTATTGAATACGGAGCTAGTGGTCAAATATTCGAATGTTTTGCGCTTGTGGTGTTGACGAACTGGATATCCATCAGCGTCAAAGATGATGAACCCCGCATCGTTGGTGACGTTCAGATAGACCTGAGAACCATATGAAATTGGGGTGATGATCGATCCAGCCGCATAATTAGCAAGAAATACACGAGTGCGTTCAGTCCAGTTGATACCGTTCCAAACTTTCATAGTTGTTGCTACAACATCGAACCAATGTTGGTCTAATACTGGATTTGTTGGCGCCACTGAACCGAACGTAGGTTCAACTGAGGTGTGTCCAAACTTACGTTGAGCTGTCGCCATATCAAGTTCAATGTATAGCCAATAATTTGTATTCGCAACAAAACCAGTCCATGCTTTCGGGACAGTAGTTGCTTCTTCGTGAAGATAGTTGGCATCACGATACGCGAATGTAACAATCAGTGGATTGTTGAACGCAATTAGGTCGATTGATGATCCGCTGCTGCTCTTCTTGAGAAAAGTAGCAAGACCGCTAGGGTCTTGCTGGTAACGGACGATCCCTTGTCTGAAGGAAATCTTCACTGGTTATCCTTGTTTGAGAACGCGTGAGTTGTAGTGGTCTACGATAATGATGTCACTTACAGATACACTCGGTAAGAATAGTTCATCTTCATCAGGAATGATTTCATACAGTTCACCGAAGTAGTTGGACGCCGCTGTTGGGACCAAAACAATGGAGTCAATCTCTCCTGGGAGATTGGCGTGGATTGTTGCGGTCAGTTCAGTTGCGTAGAACGTCTCACCAAATTCCCATTGGTCGATATCAAAGAAGTTGCGGATGATATCAACAATTGCTACTTTCAGTTCATTGTCTGTATTGCGGCCTGTAGCTGATTTGATGACTTTGAACTCGCAACTCAATTGTTGAATAGCTTCGGCACCGAATAGGATCTTGAAATTGCCCGGGTGCATTACCACCGTATCTGAGATCATGCGGCTGTCTAACATATCTGCGTACGCAGAACGAAGGTCCAAAGACGTTGGAGGTGTAGGTTGAGTTGTCTCTCCACGTAGCCAGCGACGAACTTCTTCGTAGTATGCGCGAGTTACAACAAACATATCAACTATGTTCGTGGCCGATGGATCAACAAGGTGGTAACGTGGAGTTCTGTGGAACCAAGCAAAGTTCAAACCAGTACGTCCGATGTAACGACGCATGTTGATGCGTTGGATTGGATCGAGCCAAGCACTACGGGAGTTGTTCAGATCTTTATACAACACCGGAGTCCAGTCAGTTGTTGTGATATCAGTACGAGTGAAGTACGCATGTTGAACACGTTGGATAGTCACATTATATGACGGTCCGCGGTTGATGAACGCAGTATAGTCAATGTCCTTCTGAGCAACAGAGCTAGATTTGTCGTTTACCATGTACAACTGAATTGCAGTTACAGTTTGGCCTGGTTGAGCAATAGCTGCACCCGCCATCTCGAAATAGATGTAGTATGATTGGGACGGCGATGGAGCATACCAACGAATTGAGTCATCAGTTGAACCATCAGGTAACGATACGGCATCGTCGTATTGAGTAGCGATTACAGGAGCTGCAAGGGTTCCAGTAGCACGAGTGAACTTAACGCCGTTAACAAACACAGCTAGTTCATCGAGGCCAGCAATAACACCTGGTGCAGTGATATTGATGATTGAACTGCGTGGGAACGCACCTGTAGCTGCAATAACTGCAGTTTGGTTTGAACGCACGATATCTGTAAGTCCGGTGTCGTCAGGAATGCCGTCGTCGTTCTCGTCAGATGTGATCACCGAAAGAGTATTCATGTCTATTTGACCGGTATTCGGCAACCAGGAACTATATGTATTGCCGATCACGTTCAATTTCACGTTCTCGCCAATAAGTCCACCACTAGCATTGATGTTAGCACCCAAAATCACGATATTGTCCAGTTCACTGTTCAGTGTATCGTTAACAAGGATCTTATTCATACCATTATTGAAATAGAACTGAGTGGTCGGGCTATACGACATGATCTCTGTAGTCTTGTAGTTGATGACCCACTTCGACTCGCTATACACGTATTGGATAGTGAATGTTGCTTCGCGAACGATAGATGGTTCACCACTCAAGTTGGTTGAGCTATATTCAACGTCGTTGGTGTTGTAAGTTGTCCACTGGTATTTTAGTGGAGTTGCGACGCCAACGCTATAGGTTGGACGATAGCACATGTAGATAGTGAAATCGCCACCACGATCGAGACCCTTTGCAATTTCTCCGAGAATCGTGTTGTTTGACGACACGTCACTCACGCCAACGTCATCTGCAGTAAATTCACGCAGCGGAACGTCTTTACCAGCAGCAGTATGATACAAGTACACACCAGCATAGGTCAGGAGCGGTTGAAGTACATCACGAACCATTTTCAGAGGTTGTGCACCAATCGACTCGACATAATCTACGGACGTCTGGTAGTATAGAGATAGGTCGTCGCCAAAGATTTTAACATCCTCGTAGTATTCACTTGGATCGTGCCAAGCAAGATACTTAGAATCGCCTGCGAACGTACGGTTAACGGCACGTAGTTTAGCGATCGACTGATCTTGGAGAGGATATGAGTTATAGTCACGACCGTTAACCATACGGTCTTGGGTGTAGAAGATAGATGGAGCGAAGCGACGAATACGCTCGATGTCTTCAGTTGCAGCACCGTTTACCAGGCTGTTTACTAAAGAGAACGTGAAGGTCAGAGTCTGAACTTTTGATTGTTCGTCTAGGTACGTAAATGACGCACTTTTGTTGACAACAGAGTTCTGTAGGATGATACCACTTCCTGCAGTGGAAGTACGATACCAGACATCAAACGCACCACTTGGGATATCAGCGAATTCACCATCACCGTAAATGATTCGAACGTCGTCGTTGTCGAGTGTTTCGAGTTCGAACTTGTTACGGTTCAAGTTGGTGTTGAAAATTACGTTTTCTACGTTGGCGATGTCTACTTGAACCCATTCACCAGACGCTCCTAGACGGCGGCCGAGGGCGTCGACAATCTGGGCGGAGAATGTAGTGCCAGTATCTGGGTCGACGTTGTTGATCCATAAGTCGGTTTCGTTGATATCCTGAACATTCAGACGAGTAGTCTGGTTCGGAGTGATACCATCATACGTTTTACGGACTTTGTTGAGTTTACCTTGCTTAGTGAAGCAGAAGAACCCGGTTGTGTCAGACGAGTCGCCAAGACCGTCAGACCCGTAAAGGATTGAGAATGGGCTTGAAATGTCAGGTCGACGCTCATACGGACCATTTACATCAAGGGCAGTTGGCACGAGTTCCATCGGGTAGCTTTCGCCATTCGATGAAGCAGAATATGCAAATACACCGTTCGTCAGTGAACGGTTTTTCAGGCGATACAACTCAAACAACACGTCGTCAACTTGGACACGGTCATTTGGAGATACGGACCCATACTGTTGTTCCATCACGAGGTTCATGATGATGAAGAACTGTTCTTTCCAGTCAGCGTTGTTTGTATCGTTCCATGTAATCTTTTTATTGGCTAGGCTGTTGCCTTTCGAGTCAGACGATTCTTGAGTGGTCTGTACGGATGTCAACTTAATGAGACCACGGGGAGCCAAGTTACGTGAAGCTTTATACGAGATGAACTTCGCAAGCTGTAGGATCGAATCCTTACGTTCAGCTAGTGCAAAGAAGTTCTCGTGCGCGTTCATGTCCTGACGGTAGGCCAGAATCTCAGCTACGTATGCGAACGACTCAATTTGAGCGATGACTTCCGAGTTTTCGATGTAGTCATTGAAGTTCTCACTGTGATACAACTGAATGTAATCAGTAAGGCTACGTTTGATCGTTGTGAAGTCGTAAGCGGAGAAGTTGATGTTTTGAAACGCCTTGTAGACGGTTGACCAACTTTCTGCTCTTGAGATTTTGCGTCCCATTTCTTATCCTATGGTTGTTTCATTGAAGTCGAGGTTGAGTACACCAACCACATCAAATTCTACGTAAAGTAGTGTGGCAGATGCCATCACTGTGTTAATATCGTGGTATGGTATAACGCGTAGTTCCATGAGTCTGACACGCGGGTCGTATTGAAATACAGCAGTCAGCTCAGCGTGGAGTTCTTCTAGCAGGTCTTCGTCGATCATCTCGAATGGCATATCTGGAATCGTTGTTCCAAATTGTGGCATGCGAACGCGACTACCTTTGCGGGTGAAAATATGGTTCAGTAGATCAAGTTTTACCAGATCGATGTCTTTCACTGTGAAGCTACCCACACGCTCATATTCGAACGAGGAGTAGCCTCTGTACAGATTTTGTCTCATGCCAGTTTAGTTCGTTGTGATACGATATTTACTCAACGGTGCCACAGCTTATTTCTTGCGATCATAACACCACCTTCAATTCGACCAATATTTGGGTCAGCATACGACTTGAACTCGAATTCCGTGGGGTCGCTACCATCAAACACAATCGGTGGAGAGGTCCACTTAGTACCATCAGTTGGCGGCTTAGCTTCTTCATCGACCATGTCTGCACGAGTTGCATCCATCATCATTCGAGGCCACGGCTCATGTTGAGGGATTCTCGTGGTGTGCTTAGCAGGTTGTTCGGCAGCTAGCTGGGCAACAGCGGCGTCAGCAGCAGTTCCTGCTCCCTGGCTATTATTATTGACAATCAGAGGAGCGGTGTTGATGATGTTGCCGCCAGATTGATTCTCTTGTGTTCCAGATGATGTGTGGAATATTGAAGCGCCAGACTTCACATTGACAGCACCTGTAGCAGACACAAAGTATCCAGCACCTGCTGAGAAGTTTTGAGCTCCGCCAGACGTAACATATAGAATAGCACCGTGGTTGATATGCACATCGGCGGCGGATTGAGCATACAAACTTGCGCCAGCACCCATACGAATGTTTGCATTAGAGTGTACCCCGATGTCTGCGGTTGCAGTCAAACGGAACTCATTTGACGCTTTCATGTGAATGTTCTTAGCAGAAACACGGAAATCTTCATTAGTGGTAAGGTTCATGTCATTGGCTGAGAAAATGTTGAGTCTCAGACCACTATAGATGTCCATGTTACCGCTTGAGTCCATCTCGAACCAACAGTTACCTTGGTTAGTCGAAACGTAGATTCGTTCGTTCGTATCGTCTAGCAGGATTTGATGTCCCGTCGACGTGCGGAATTTCATACGGGTGTTACCCATACGGTCATCCATCGACATTGCGTGGAATCCGGGTGAAACCCAGCAATGAGTCTGTGGATCATGAGACGTATCTCGATCACCAGATAATTCTTTCTTATCACCCATACGATTCGCTGAAGAACCTTGGGTCGACGTATACGTGCGGCCATCCGCTTCTGTACGTTCTACCCCTTCGTCATCGTGAGTAGTTTGGATTGAACGAGAGGTTTCAGCGCCGTGAGCGCCTGCAGAGAAATCGGCACCACGAGACACCCATTCAAACGATCCGTGGGGGTTGCCGTCAGCAAATTGTGCGTTAGTGAATGCGGTCTTCGCATTCGAGAATAGAGGCTCGATTGGCTTGTCATCAACTGTGAATGGGCCTTCGATTGAAGATCCATTTACTTTATAACGACCGTGGGGTAGCGTGTTCGCAGATCCATCGTCTCGCACGAATCCAGTCACAAGACGGGCGTTTCGGTCACCGTTAATCAGAGTAACGACAGCTTCTGCGCCTACCTTAGTCGAACTGTGCATGCCATACGAAGTCTCACCTTCAATCTCAGTTCCGTTTGCACGGAACCCTTGGTTGACAAACCCACCGAATGGGCTCTGAACTCGAGCCCACGGCAAGTGGTTGACATTCATGTTAGCTGGATCAGGATCATCGCCCCACGCTGGGCAACAAACGCGTACGCGTCCAATTTCCATTGGGTCATTGGTATCGACAACGATACCAGTTGTGATCATCCCGTTAAGTTGATCTTGATCTTGCTCTTTGTGAGATACAGCGTAGTATCCAGATACTGTTCCACGGTCCATTATACGGTCCCCCAATGTTGTGCTTCGAGTTTACGACGCGAGTCGAGTCCACTGTTAACGACCATCTTACCGCCTTGACTCCATTTGTTCCAACGCACGATCTGCGCAGGGATTTGTGAATATTGTTGTTGGTTCAATAGACGTAGCAGTGTAGAGTCGCCGCCCAATATACCGCCTGAACCCAAGTTGTAGACCATACTACACAGTACGTCGTATTCGTTTTGGTAGAGGTTAACAGCCACTCGTTTGTGGATTGGGTTCTCAGCAATCTTGATGACATCACGGCGAAGAAGTTCATCCGCTTGTGCCATTGTAATGCCATTGTTGATGATAACAACGCCGCTCGCGAGGTTGATGACGCCTGTCGCTGATTCTTGGTCAGTGAGGTTGTGGCCATAGCCGATTGCGTACTTGCTGTTATCCATGTATTTCTTAGCAGCAAACGATTCGAACGTCTTAATCATTTTGATACCGTTTTCACTGATGCTCAGAGTCTGAATTGGCAGACGATCGCCTGTCGGTTCTGCGGCCGCAGAGAATGCAGTCAAGTCTTCCGATGTAGGCATTGGGCCACGTGGACGTGCGGCTGTCGAATCTTCGGTCGCATCATATGATCCATCGGACATCGCAATGAGGTTCAAATCTTGAGTAAACTCTCCGGCGGCGAATGTGTGCTTAACAGTGAGGATACGATAGAATCCATCATACCAGAATGGTTCGTATGCGTTAGGGTCGTCTTCTACTGGCATACGAACATTAACCTTAACAACGACAGGCCCGTTAAGCCAGTTACCAGCTAGCCCATTTGATTCGCTAGCATCCGATAGAGAGCGATCGAGGTCGTCAGATGTTAGGGTTAGACCATCCATAAGCAGGGGATTACCACGAATTCGCATATTCACTGAAACCGTTTCAGTTTGGACCCATTTCTTATAGATGTCTTCGTATGTCGATACAGCTTGTGGGTTTGTGCTATGCAGCGCTGCAGCGGAGTTGGAAACTTGAATATTTGGCATTGGGGCAGCATTACCAGGCTTTCCGGTTAAAGGTGCTGAGCCTCCAGATGTTACCTCAGTTGTCGCTGGAACTTGACCTGTACTAACAACTGCGGTTGGGGTTGTTAGGAACTGAAAGAATCCAGTTGCAAAGTTCATACGCATATCGTATGACAACACATCAACGTTTTTGCCAGTATACGTGTAGTCGTACTCCAAATAGTTAGAAGAGTCGATAGTACTAGCTTTGAGCGCAGTTGCATCCGCAGATGTAGCTCCAGCGTCAGCGTTTTCTACTACTTCGGTAGTGGTTCCTTGTGGAGTCTTAACATCTGCGGTTTTTTCAGCGCCAGCAGTTGGATCGAACACTGTCATAATTTCACGCATACCGACAACATATGTACTACGTGAAGCAATCCCGTTATTTTGCGTAGGATCAAGAGTTTCTGTCTTGGCTGTAATAGTAGGCAGCCACTTACGGCCTGCGGCATCTCCTTTTGACGCGAGTTTCATAACTTCAGGACACATTTTGAGAACTCTTTCGATCACCTGGTCGAGACGGTCACTCGGGCCAATGCCAATGAACGGCACTTTGCCGTTGCCGCCAGCTGATTGTTGACGAGGAACTTCCATTACAAAAGAGCTATCGAGCAGTCTATCGTGGAGACGAATGCGATATTGCATTTTTGTTGGGACGTTCTGACGCATCGTCGGATTCTTAGCGTTTGCTTGCGCTTTCGCCATTTTCTCATAGTTGTTGTTGTAATCTTGCTCGATGAACGTTTCAAGGGTCTGCATAGCAGTTCCGAGTGTAACAGTTTCAGTCGTTGCTTTTTCGCCACCGAGGTTAACTGAACCGCCATTTAGAGCAGTACCGTTGTTTACACGGAGAGCACCGCCACCTGCGTTTGCGTCGACGAACTTGATATCGTAGCGGCCGCCAGCCTCGGTGAATTCGCTCAGGAACTCAGTTGGGTAGACGATCATCGGTTTCAAGTTCGAAATGTATTCTGCTTGTCCGTCATTTGGAACATCGCGATAGCCAACAAAGATTGTCTTGATCACCCAGACGGCAGTTGTGCCACCAGTAGAAACTCCAAAGCTTCTGTAGATGTCAAAGATTTTGTTGAAGAAGCGAACACCAAGAGGTTCAACGAGAGTCATCTTGCCTTCAGTCAGAGCATTCGCTGAGTCTGAGACCATTCGTGAACCACTGTCCATGTTCATGATGTTTTGCCAAGAGATATCTTGGACGAAGAGTCTGTTCGACGACATCGGATTCACAAGAACCGCGAGACCTGGCGTCTCGACACCACCGCGAACAAATTGGAAGAAGTCTTCTGGGTTGTTCGCGATGGACTCAGCACGTTCGGTTGTGGCTGCAATCACAATGAAGTGGTGGTACGAGTACGAGTTGTATTCGTTGAGAGGGTTGTGTGTAGACATCTAATATGTGCGTTTTATGTCACCTATTTAATGCATCACTCGCTGACGGTTTTTCCACCCATTTTGCCGACAATAATCTCGAGGCCCATGCGCTGAGGAGTTGGGATGCGGATAGTGACACCAATCACGAATTCTTCGTTAGGGTCTAGAATATTGTTGTATTGGAGGATCAACCACTCAAGATTGTGCTGACCGTAGTAGTCGTCGGCAACCATCCAAGCACGCTTATTATAACGGGCATCGATGGTGATGTAGATGTCATCGTCACTCTTGGTGAGCGTTCTACGTGACCACCATCCAAGACGAGTGGGATAGACATCAGTCGTCCCACCGTGAACGTAGCGTGATTTAGCGAACTCAGTTGATTTGTTAAGAGCCATTAGAAACCGTCCAGGATGCCTTTGCGGAAGTCAGTGATTGAGAACTGTTGATATTGCGTTGGCGAGTGACATTCCATCAAAGTCAACGAAATAGTCCAGATAGCAGGCACGGGAATGCCGCTCGGGATATGACCGAGAGTGGGATCATCAACTTTGATCGTTGGCAGATAATCGACATCAGCTGGATAATCAATGCCAAGTGATGTGATAACCACGGGGACGCGGTTGATCAGAGCATTAGCCATACCAGATTCAGAATTACCGCCTTGTCGACCATACGCCGAAAAAGTGAGGACTGCCGGTGGGCTACCTAGGAGAGGAGTGCCGAAGATTGGATCCGCGACATCTCTGCCGAAGACCGGATAACGCCATGCACGTAATTTTTGTACACGGTCGAAATTTCGAGTTGCTTCTTCGCCGTTGCGGCTAAAGAGTTTGATACCAGAAAGTTGAAAGGTTCTGGCTGAAGAACTCGAAAATACAAGAATGCTGCCAGGTGCGTGGACCGGGTCAATATTCTTGTATGCGACTGTACCATTTTCGGAGATTTCAGGTGTTGAATCAAACACTACCTGCATATCAGATAGTGTTCCGGCGTCAACTCCGCTGCTTGCGCCCTTTGCCTGTTTTAGTCGTACTTTGAAGGCTTCCATCAGTTAGTCGTTCGTATAGGGTATCAAACAACCAATCTTGGCGAAAGGGAGAAGCCATTGCCATTCGGTTGTAAGTTATTGTATCCTTATTTACAACGGCGGTACGCACGGCAGTTGCCGACACATCTGAAGAGGTACGATCGAGGGTCTTGATGCCCGCTACTTTGAATTTCCAACGCTGGGGATACAGGAGAACCCGTTCAACCGCAGGAATACGGTCACTGCCGCACCACAGCACGATATCAGTGTAACCGTTTTGCTGCATGTACCAATCTGCTTTGTCCATTGCCATGAACAGATCACGAGCACTATCTACCTTGTAGTCAGCGATATTGGTGTACGGATCACCAAATTCTGGGAAAGTCTTCGAAATCACAAGCTGTCGTTCCGCTACAGACAGTGGATTTTCCAGGTTCTGCGTTTCAGAGAGGTAGATCAGGCAATGTCCTTCTGATCTTTCCAGAATGATATTCAGAAGCGTTTGATGTGCCACAGTTGGTGGATTCATCCGACCAAACAGGACATGTAGTGTTTTGCTGGACATGATTGGTCTTACCCTCGTATAATAGATTAACTGACTTATTGTAACTCTAATGTCTAAAAAAGTAAACGAAACTCCTGTGACAGAAAATACTGCGACAGCAGAAACCAACGCTGCAGTTGTTGAAGTTGTCAAAAAACGTAGAGCACCAAAGAATTACCTGAATAACGCGGACTTGCTTCAAGAAGTAATCAAGAGCCACTCTCAGAAAAGAATGTCTGACGGTCTAGCAAAAATGCTAACACTGTTATGTGCTCGATACGCTTCTAAAGGCAACTTTGCAAACTACACATATAATGATGATATGCAAGCCTACGCCATGATGATGCTTTGCCGCACTTGGAAGAACTTTAATTCCGACAAGTACGCTAATCCATTTGCATATTACACCCAATGTGTTAAGAACTGCTTCCGCCAGTATCTGATGTCTGAAAAGCGTCACCGCATCATCCGAGACAAACTGCTAGTTGCACACGGTATGGCCCCATCACACACATTCCTGATGGATCAAGAAGGCGCTACCGACGGTTCTTACCAATTCGAATCAATTCCACACAACGATGACTTCAACTACAATGACAATGACCTTGAATGTTAAGAAATTTGGTCGCCAGCTGAATAAAGCGGCGATGTTCACAGATATCCATTTTGGTCGCAAAGGCAATAGTCCAGTGCACAATCAGGACTGTCTCGATTTTATCGACTGGTTCTGTGCGCAGGTAAAAAACGACAAGTCTATTGACCACGTAGTGTTTCTCGGTGATTGGCACGAGAACCGCAGTTCGTTGAACCTCGCGACGTTGAAAGCGTCGTTTGAAGGTGCAAGAAAGATCAACGATCTTGGCCTTCCAGTGTTCTTCATTGTAGGTAACCACGACCTGTACAATCGCCACAATCGTGACGTTCACGGTCTTCACCACCTTGACGAACTAACCAATTTCATTATCATCGATGAACCAGTAGTTTATGAAGACGTCGGTGAAAGTACTTTCTTCTCCCCATTCCTCTTCCAACATGAATATACCGATCTAGCAGATTACCTGCAGTATACAACGTGGATGGGACACTTTGAATTCAAAGGCTTCGTAATCGCTGGTCACAGCGTTGTGATGCCAACTGGTCCAGACGTCAACGACTTCAAAGGTCCAGATCTGATCTTCAGCGGTCACTATCACAAACGTCAGGCAATGGCGAACGTGGTTTATATTGGTAATGCGTTTCCTGCAGACTTCTCCGATGCTGGTGACAATTCTCGCGGCATGTGCGTCTACGATCACACCACCAAGGACGTGAAGTTTACAGACTGGTTAGAATGCCCGAAATACTACCGTTGCTTGCTGAGTGATCTTCTGGAAGGCAAGATTAAATTTTCGCAGCACGCAAGAGTAAGATGTTCTGTTGACATTGTAATCAGTTTCGAGGAAAGTTCTAAACTGAAAACCCTATTCGTCGAAAAATATAAACTTCGTGAGTTTGGGTTAGAAGAATCACGTGAGATGGCAGCCATCCTGACT